GTTACATAGTAAAAGTTGGTAGTGGGTTTACTCAAGAACAACGTTTAGAATATATGGATGGATCTATTGTTGGTAAACTAATTACTGTTCAATATTTTGAAGAAACTAATAATCAAGAAGGGGGAATTTCATTAAGATTTCCAACTGTAAAGCATATTTATGAGAATGAAAGAAATATGTAATGTAAATGGGGGATTAGCTCAGCTGGCTAGAGCGCTTCGCTTGCACCGAAGAGGTCAACGGTTCGACTCCGTTATTCTCCACAATATTGCGCAATAACATGCGTTCAAGGCGCATTTTAATGCGATTTAAACGCATTAAAACAATGAATCATAGGTTATTATGAATAAAACACCTGCCGTTTATATAAACTCACCTGCTTTAGGAGATACAATTTGTGCTATTCCTACTATTAATAAGTTGTCTGAAGCTCATGAACAACCTTTAACAGTATTTACAACTCAACCTGAGTTATTCTATCGTCATCCATCAGTTTCACAAACTAAAGGATTAGATGAAAGTACTGATGGTTATACTTTATATAAAACGTTTGTAACAGAAAAAAGAAACCATGCTGTTATGGATATTAGATTATTTCATTGTACTCATTTAGGCTTTTCACTAACATCAGATGAATTATTTTGTGATTTATATATTGAAAATGAATATGAAATTATAGAAGATAATAAACCTATAGAAAATTATGTTATTTTACATCCTGTAGATTCAGAAGCATGGCCTTCAAGAACATGGGGTAAGGAAAAATATGAAGAATTAATTAGAGGATTAAATGATTTAAATATTAAAGTTGTTCTTATAGGAAGAGATACAACTGAATTTTCAACTTATCATAGAAAGGTTGTTGAAAAAAAGGTAATGGATGTTGATGGTAATTATTATGATTTAAGAAACAATTATAATATAGGAGTTCCTGAAATAAGATGGATGATGAATAATAGAGCATTATGTACTATAACAATAGATTCTGGAATTTTACACGTTGCTGGTACTACTAATGGAGAGATTATTCAATTAGGGAGTTCAATTGATTATAAATTAAGAGCCCCTTGGAGAAATGGTACACAAGATTATAAGTATACTTACATTAAAGGTGAATGTAGTATTAATTGTGCTAGTAATATGAAATATTATTTAAAAGAGTGGGGTCATATAAATGGAGTTCCACCTATTGGAAAATGTTTAGAAAACTATGATGAATTTAAATGCCATTCAGAAGTAAATGAAGTAATAACTAAAGTAAAAAAACTATGATGAATAAAACAGGTAGAAAGTATGATCGTGAAAAGTGGGGTTGGAAAGATGAAAGTGAAATAAATCACTATCAAGGTAAAAGTGAAACACAATTAAAAAGTTCTTATATGGGAGCATTTATAGGAATTATTGGAATGGTAGTACTTTTAATAATATTATGGTTGAAATAGATAGAATGTTAGATAGATGGATTCATAATTCTATTATTAGAGAACAATTAAGAAATTTAATTATAAAAGCCATAAATGAAAAATAAGGTATTAAATTATATTAAATATGTGTTAGAGGTACCAAGAGATGAGTATAATGGTATGCCTACTTGCCCCTTTGCTAAAAAGGAACGTGAAGATGATAATATTTATATAGATACTTTAAGTAATGACAATGATTTTATAGTTTGTATGCATAATTTTGTAGAGTCTGGCAAGAATTCAGCAGTATTTATACAAAATAACGAATTAGATGAAAGAGAAACTAAACGTTATCAAAAATTTTTAAATACTACATTAAAAACATTAGATTTAAGTAATTGGAAGGCATTATGTATAAATCCTAATGATAATTTAGAAGTTGATGGATTTAATGCTAGATCATTGGCTCCTTGCTTTATGGTTTTGATAAATGACAAAAAGGACATATATTACGCACATAAAAGTATGAAAAATACAAAATACTATGATAAGATGGATAGTAAATATAAAAAATATTTAGGAATATGAGAGTACCTATAAAACCTAGTGGAAGACGTGCAATGCCTTTTTATTGGTGGAGACGTTTTAGATCACATAAATCATTACCTTATAAATCATCACTTTTAAATAAAATCCAAAATGGAGATTTTGAATACTCACAATTTTTCCAAGAAGCAGATTGGGAGTTACATTGGATGAAAGAAGAGCAAAAGGACTTTATTGAAAATTATCAAGGGAAAAATTATAAAGAAGATATGCTTTATATAGACATCGAAAAACGCGCGAGAAAGCGATATAATAAGTTATATGAGGATGCTATGAAAGAGGAAAATGATAGATTATCTAATTTAGTTAATAATTTATATAAACAATTTAAAATGGCTAAAGATGACATTAGAAATGTTATGAGTGAGTTTGGAGATACAACTGAAAAATTGTATTTTCATATTGCAAAGTTACAGGGATACAATATAGACACAATAGAATTTTTAAATAATAGAAAATAAAATGAAAATAGAAGTTTCAAATGGTGAATTACTAGATAAAATATCAATTTTAGAGTTAAAAACACAAAATATTAAAGACACTAACAAATTAGTTAATGTTTATAAAGAGTTTAATGAGTTAAATCCTTTAGCTGAAGAATTATTTAATACTTTTGATAGTGATTTACAGAATCATTATACAGAGTTAGCTAATATTAATTCTCAGTTGTGGAGAATTGAGGATGAAATTAGAGAATGTGAGAAAAATAAAGACTTTGGGGCAAAATTTATTAAATTAGCAAGAGATGTTTATATTACTAATGATAAACGTTGTGAAGTTAAAAAAATTATTAATGTAATAACCAAATCAGGGTTTGTTGAAGAAAAATCATATGAAGAATATTAAAAGTAATGTAGATAATAATCTCAAAATCTGGGATAATGTTGATACTTGGATAGATGATGGTGAAGAATGGTCTGAACATTTTGGGAGTACTGATGAATTATGGATAAAACATATTTACAATGAAATAAATAGTCATCTTTGTGATCAAAAAGTAGTACTTGAAATAGCTCCTGGTAGGGGTAGATTAACTAGAAAGTTATTAGAGAATGATATTAGATTAAATGTATTAGATTTAAGCCAAACTTGTATTGATAGATGTAAAGAAAGGTTTAGTGATAATGAAAAATTAGAAAATTATTATGTAGGGTCAGGTAGTGACTTAAAGGATATTAAATCTAATAGTATTGATTTTATATTTTCATTTGATTCATTTGTTCATATGCATGAAGAAGTAATTAATAGTTATTTAGGTGAAATTAATAGAGTATTAGAGTTAGGAGGACATTGTTGGATACATCATTCTATTTTAGTACAAGGTAATGATAATAATTTTAAAAATATAGCTGGAAGAAGTAATATGGATTTAGATAAATTTGCTAATCTTGCTAAAACTTATCAATTAAAAGTAGTAAAACAAAATACAATTAGGTGGAATGCACCTGGTAATCCAGATTGGTTACATGATGGGTTTACAATGTTGAAAAAAACTATACAAAAAATATAATTACATGGGAGAATCAAAAACATATAAGGTCCAATTTCTTGAAGAGGGTCAAATGGAAAAACAAGTTATGACTATAAAAACTAGTGATATAAAATGGACTGTTGAACAAATTGGAAGAAATAGAGAAATTGACGGTGAAATTCAATATAAGGAAGTGAGGAATTCATTTGAATAGAAGGTATAGGAAATTGGTGTGGAGAAAATTAATGAAACAAATGGTTAGAGACAGAAAACTAACTGCATTAGAAAGAATGTCATCTAGAGTGGGTTATATGGGAGCTGGTTTTTTAATGGCTGGGCAATGGACAGTTGCTCCACCTTTATTTATAGTAGGGTTTATATGTGTTATATTTCAAGTATCAGTTAGAAAGCAGTGGAATTTAGTTGCATTACAATTGAATGGATTAATTGCTTGGACAATACATTTTATTAATTCTCTTTAAAGACTTCCGCGAAAAAACTTGGATACCCGAAAGAGGGTTCGTATATTTACGGGGTAAATGAGGCATGAAGCCAATAGAACACAAGTAAAATAAATAAAGGTTATGAAAAAAGTAAATTTAAATCCAACAAATTCAAAAGTGATTAATGGTGTAGTATTTGTTACTGCATTAAAAGTACAAGCAATGTCTAAAATGTTAATAGATCTTGTTGAGTATGGTAATAATATTGTACATCCTGTATTAGGAAAAATGTATCAATATAATGGGAAATTTTCAAGAACAAATTCTTAAGAGTTATGAGTAAGTTTAATAGTACACATAATAAAGGTTTTCAAATGACCTTTGATAATGGTTTTACGTTATCTGTTCAATGGGGAATAGGTAACTACTGTCAAAAGAAAAGTGATGGTATGTTTGGTGATGAAATGAAAGGTAAATTTTGGGAATCTACATCAGCTGAAATTGCTGTGTTTAATGATAATATTAAAGATACCCCAATTATTCCTCTTAATGATGGCTTGGATATGGTTTGTGGTTGGTTGAATACAGATCAAGTAGCTAAAGTAATGGTTATTGTTCAGTCAGCTAAATCAGCAGATGAAATTATATTAAAATGTAAAGCATTAAATTTGTAGATATGGGTAATTATAGTGGAAGTTTAGATAGCTTAATAGCTAATTTTGAAACAAGTAATGAGCACGGTTTTACAATTCCTGAAGTGGATCATATGTTGAAAAATTTTCCGGATATTAATACTGTTACATTTGATGAAGTATTACAGTTTGTAGATTGTACAGTTGTAGGTGATGATTTTTTATATCATCATAGTGATGTACTTAAAGCATTAAAAGCAGGAATTAAAGGTAAAGTTAAATATTAAATAAAAATACAGTTAATATGAATCACAATTATATAAAAATAGACAAAGATGGTACTGTAGAGTGTACTAAATGTGGATTAAGAAATTCAGATTTAACAAGAGAAGATAATATAAAATGCAAAAGCAAATAATATGAGCAAAAATAGTCATAAGTCATTGTATGAACAATTAAAACAATGGTTACCAACATTAAAAAGTAAAAAAACAGTTAAAAATAATAGGAATGGAAAAAGATAACACATATATGTCTTTATATGATTATTTAGGTCGTGCTGCTGGTGCTGATTTAGGTAAGGAAGTATTTGAGGCAGTTAAGAAAACAAAGGAATTTGTTAAAGTTGATTCTAAAGAAGTTGATACACCTTATTATAAAGGTAAAGTATTAACATATCCAAAATGGTATTTAGATGCATATTTTGATAATAAACAGGAAGGTGAAATTTACGTTGAACAAGATACTGACGATGAGTTACCATTCTAAATTTACACAAGATGAATTCAATAGTCATCACAAAGAATTTATTGCCAATTACTCTACAAAGTATAGATTAATGAATTTAGATTTTAAAATGGTCATGTTTATGAAAGGAATGACTAATGAAGAGTTTGATGATAAAATGGGTGTGTATGAAAGTGTAACATGTAATTACTCTGGTTTACTTTCCACTCAATCTTATAATTGGGTAGATGGGGATAATGATGATTATGATAGTTTCAGTGACGGTAGAGATAGTCGTCGCGGTGGGGAAATTAACGATGCAAATGAATATTAATAAAAATTATTAAGGTATGAGTGAAGCCGTAGCGGGTATTTTAGGTGTAATTGGCATATTTGCCTTTACATTCGTATGGTGTTGGTTTGAGGAGCGTGGTAAGCGCATATCCAAACGTAAGTATGACAAACAAATGGCCAAGTATGACACGTGGAAGAAACACATCGATAGTATGTGATAAACGTGTATATGGGAATGTGATATAAAACACATTATGTATTAACCCCTTTGGCCCGCGCATCCAACCCTTACTATAGGTAACGAGTATATACTTGTGAACACACGGAGCTACGCATGTTCACAAACGTTCACAACGACTCCCGCGGAGATATGTGGAGAAGCGAGTGATTGTTCGTATATTTACGGGGTAAATGAGGCGGGAACGCAAGTATTAATAAAAACAATAAAGGTTATGAATTATTTAGAATTAGTTAAAACAACACAAAAGGCAGTTGAGCAAATGGTACCTGGAGTTACAATCACGATCGCCAACGATCCTGATAATAATGATAAGATGTTAGTCGGCAGCTATGATTGCCCTCAATATGGTAAATCATCACACGTCGAACGCATCGATAGATTCTTCACCGACGCTACATTATTTCTAATGTTCTTCAAGCAACGTATCAAATATATGAATGCTAGCAAGGCAGAGCAATTAGCATTTAAAGGTCATCCGGCAACGTTTTAAAGACATATGCGGAAAGGCTTGGCTACCGCAAGAATTGTTCGTATATTCACGGTGTTAATGAGTTGAGGCCATTAACGATAGTATTAATTTAAAAAAATAAAGGTTATGTTAAAAAATTTCAAAAATGGGTATGCAATTAGTGGTTCTGATCAAACAGCTAGTAGCGAGACAAAAGACTGTGCGGTGAGAGCCATTGCAAATGCATGTGACGTGAATTATTCTCAGGCACACAAGTATTGTAGCGATGTGTTTAAACGTAAAAAGGGTCAAGGCACACAGAAATTCCTTGAGACGATGAATGACATTGAGGAAATGGTATTTGAGCAAGCGGGTCAATTAGATTTATTCAATACAACCACAACCAAAACAATAACACAGTTAGGTTACGCTCCTAAATTTAAGGATGGTAAGAACATTGGTGGTGAGTTAAATAACCCAAAATATAAGCATAAAAAGGTAGCATTTACGGTAAAGGAATTTGCTCAACAATATAATAAGGGTAATTTTATTATTGGTGTGAATAAGCACGCGTTAGCAATTAAGAATGGCGTGGTGGTAGATAATAGTAATTATCAGTATGGTGGGTATAGACGCATAGTAGAGGGTGCGTACCAAGTACAGTAATTAACCGTACGTAATTATAGAATATAAGGTCGTGACGACGATCGTAATTGGTACTCCCGCGGTGACATAACCTACCGCGGTGGGTACCTTACTATATAATATTACCTAGGTGCTACGTACTGGATATATAATAACTACCATAGTAGGTCATGCGGCGTACGGCGTATATGCGGTATAAATACCCACGGCGCGCCGCCGTCCATCGCGCGTGGATATGCCAAATAAAGGGTGTAGCGCTCTTCATAGTTCGCAAACGTAACTCAAACATCGATGATATATACAAATATATTCATGCAAGGGCCATATGGGAAAATGGCAATAAAAATCCGCAGGGCGCAACTCGTAGCGAACGACGATTTTTTGGCATCGATAGGAGATATATGTATATAACGTAATAGCTACTTCATCACAGAGTAATATGAGTAACCGCAGTTATTGGCTTAAAACCCATATATATCGCCATGAAACGTAAAATAGACATATCTTCAGCGATTTATATAACACTTATGATTGTAGTGTTTACATTAGCAACAATTTCTTAAAGGCTTCCGGTAAATCGCGTGGAGAAGCGAGAGAGGGTTCGTATATTTACGGGGTAAATGAGGCGCGAAGCCAATAGAACACGTTTTAATAATTTAAATAAATAAAAGTTATGTCAGATTTAATCGTAAACCCACAAGAGTTAGCTAATTCAGCAAAGTATTTAACAAAAGCAAATATTATGAGCATGGCTCCATCAGTATTTGCACAAAGCCCATCAGATGAGGTTTCAAAACATTATACACATATTCCAACGGAGCGTGTAATTGATGATATGGAAGTTTTAGGTTGGAAGCCAATTGAAGCTAAAGAAGTAAAAGCAAGAACTAAACATACAAAAGGATTTCAAAAGCACTTACTAGTGTTTAGAAATGATGATGTAGTAATTAATGGAGAAGATGGAGATACAGTTTTCCCACAAATTATGTTGACGAATTCACATGATGGTAAAAATGCATTTAAATTTCAAGCAGGGTTATATAGAATGATTTGCTCAAATGGCTTAGTTATTGCAGATGAGCAATTTGAATCAGTTAAAATGCGTCATATGGGTTATTCGTTTGAAGATCTACAAGATATGATTAAAGAAATGGTTGGGAAATTACCATTAACAGTAGAGTCGATGAATAAGATGAAAGCAATTGAAATGGCGGAAGAGCAAATACTTGCCTTTGCTAAAGATGCGTTAAATGCGAGATTTACAAAAAAGGAAATGAATCGTATTGAAGTTGATTTAAAAGAATTAACAACTCCCACACGTAAAGAAGATAGAGGCTCAGATCTTTGGTCAGTATTTAATGTAGTTCAGGAAAAATTAATTGAAGGAGATTTTCAATATAGAGCAGGTGGTAAAGTTAGACAAGCTCGCGTAATTAAAAACTTCAAGCAAGATATAAAAATCAACAAAGAATTATTTAATGTAGCATTATCTTATGCAGCGTAATGAAGTTATTTGGATAAATGGAACGTTTGATGTGCTTCATATGGGGCACATTAAACTCTTCGAAAAAGCGCATGAGATAGCATGTGATGAATTTAGGAGCTTCAGTTGGAAAATAGTAGTTGGAGTTGATACGGATGAGAGAATTAAGGAAAAGAAAGGCTCTTCGCGACCAATTAATACTCTAAAAAACCGTATGGAATTCCTCCACGCGATAAGATGGGTTGATGAAGTTTACGCTTTTCATAGTGATGATATGCTTCGCAATTTAATTAAAGCGCATTCTCCTCAATATATGATAATAGGTGATGACTATAGAGAAAAGCCCATTATAGGAAGTGAGCATATAGGTGAAATTATTTACTTACCTCGCTATGAAGGCTTAAGCTCCTCCGCTATTATAAATGGAACCCACAACTAGCATATATTTATAACAAAATTTCAGCATGGCAACATATACAGGAGCAGAACTATCAGGAGAAGGAATAGACAATCCGTTACTTACGGCGGGCGTAGAATATACCTTCGTTATGGCAATTCCAACTAATTTAAGTGGGTCGGGTTATTTTGTAATGGAAACTATTCCTAACGCTACTGGATCATATGACTTTAATAAACCAACTAACGCATTAGGTCAATATGCTTCACTCACAAACATTCCCGCTGATGGATTTGTTACATCATCATATAAATCTTCAATTGTTTGTAAAAGAACTCCACCTACTGCTGTTTCATATAAATTCACTCCTACTGAAGACGTAGATGCTGGTACATCAAAAATGAGAAGTACTGGTAACATTGGCTTAGAACTCACACCATAATGCTGATATATACGTATGTAAGTAGTAATATATGTAGAAGGGAGACCTTTTTGAGAGATAATTTTAAACTAACAATATGAAAGGAATAATAGAAAGGCTTGAAAATAATATAAATGAAAACTACATTAAAGTTGATGAAATGTATAAAAAAGTTACTTATATACAAGAATTACTTGATGATAGGAATATAGCAGAGGCTAAGCGTGAAATTGAATATTTAAGACAAGAACTTCAATATAAAAATCGCTAGATTTTTTAAAGACTTCCGCTAAAATGCTTGGAGAAGCCAAATAGCTTTCGTATATTTACGGGGTAAATGAGGCATGAAGTCAAGCATTTATAATTAAAATAAAGGTTATGTTAAATAAACAAAAAGTACAAGAATTTAGAGGTGAATTTTCAAAAGCAGTTAAGCAATTAGAAAAAGATTTTGGTGTTACCATTTCTTTAGGTAATATTTCTTTTAATTCTAATGAATTAAGAAGTAAAATGACTGCTAAAGCAGGTTATGAACCTACAAAACTTTTTACAAAAGCCGAATTTAATGTTGGAGATATAGTTGGTATTAATCATAAAAAAGTTAATCCTAATGATGAATTTACTATTTATAAAATTAATAGTAAAAATATTGGAGTTAAAAACAGCAATGGAGCTATGATGAGAGTTTCACCAAGTTTATTAGTTAAAAAATAAAATTATGAAAAATATATTTATATTCCAAATCCTTTTAATATTAACTCTTTCTTCATGTGTTAAAGAAGATATTCATTTATACCCCCCACCATGTAGTGGGGATTGTGAAACTGTATATGAAGTGATTTATAAAAATCAATTAATGTATACTAATACAGAGGGTTATTATGAAGTAGAGTGGGATAATTTAAATTACTTTCAAATATCAGGTTATACTACACCCTTAAATGATGAGTATATTTTAAATGGTATTCCTCTAATTGAAGCTAGATTTGATTCTGATTATTGGGTTGTATTAGATACTTTAACATTTCAAACCCCTATGTATTCTTATTTGGGTTGGTTTAATAGTAATACTTTGGATGATCCTATTTATATTGGAGATTTAGAAATTACATTAACTGATATGGTACAGTTATACCCTCCTTTAAATGTTGTAGGATATCAACTTCCAAGATATTTTGATTTTGATCATCCAGCGGCCTATACTCTATTAGGAACATACTCTAAATATAACTATCAACCTACTCAAAATATATTTTTAGATAATGAAATGGTAGGTGATACAATTAATATTTTTATAGAAACTCAATTTAATACAGATTTAGGTCAAACCGAAGTAATAGAAAATCAAATTAGTGTAATCATTCTATAATATAGTTTGGAAAAATAAAAAATAATTATTATATTTAAAATAAAAAGTTATGAGCGACAATTTAAACAAAAAAGATTATCAAGAAAATAATGATACTTTAATTACCTTTGGTGATGAAGGACTTACAATGCGTAAAGATGATCCTAAAACTAAAGAATTTAAGGAAAAAAATCAGAAAAAATTAGCTAAGGAATTTGCTAGAGGTATAGCAGATGGAGAAATTTCATTATTTGCAGGTCTTGATATAAGTGGAAAAAGACTTGAAAATGAAGATTATGATGTTTATAAAGAAAGACAAAGAACAGTAAAACAATTACAAAAACTTTATAAACAATTAGGTAGAGAAGAATGTTTAAAACAATTTCCTATGGGATTTGCATATGCCCTTACTCAAGCAGTTGATGCAGAAGCTAAAAAGAAAGGACTTCAAAGAGTTGAGGAAAAAGATATGACAGAATTACAAAAAACACAATATGATGGAAGAAATAAAGATGAATAAAATCCGTAAAGATTTTTTAGAAATATGTACTTCAGATGAAGTTATTGAAATTGATTCTATATTAGAAAGAGTTAAGATTCATGGATTAATAGTTGAAGTTGTATATGCAGCCTTAAATGAAATTAAATCTAACCCCAATACCTCTCCTTTGCTAGCATTACAAATTGCAGCAGAAGATTGGGATTGCTAAAAATAAAGTTATGTCAAAAACAAAAAAAGATCCTAAAGCAGAATTAATTAATGAACTTATTCAATTATCTAAAATTAGAGATGAATATTGGAGTTTTCATCCTGCTAATCCCCATTCTGTAGATGTTAATATTGAAATTCCAAAAATTGATAAAGCTATGGAAGAACTTCAATCTAAAATAGAAGATATCAATAAACCTCCAACTAGGATGTTTCATAATTAAAACCCCCTCGAATGCTCGGGTGGTGGAATTGGTAGACACGTCAGACTTAAAATCTGATTCGCCGAATGGTGAGTGTGGGTTCGATTCCCACCCCGAGTACCCTTCATAAGTAAATACATGGACCAATAGCTCAGATGGATAGAGCACCTCCCTTCTAAGGAGGTGGTCACAGGTTCGAGTCCTGTTTGGTTCACTATATAGGCATGTATCTCCTCAAGCTTATACCTTGTAGAAAGAGTAATTGGTTACATAAGAGTTCAAGTCTCTTCTTGCCTACCTCGCGTTTAATATATATAATATGCGCATTATCATGCGATTTAACGCATTACTACAACATCCCCACATCAATCATCGTTTAAATAAAACTACTCTATTAAACGCAGATAATTCCTTTATAAAATCATTTGGATTGCTAGTATTTATAACATATATTAACATTAACCACTTAAAATTTCACAAATGAGTAGTGAAGATAGATTATACGATGTTTTTTACGAAGTTGAGTCAAAAGGTTTAAAATTATTATTTGATAAACAGATAGAGATTATGAAGGATCAAGATAAACATCGATTTAAGGAAGTAGCTGAAAAGTGGGAGTATGCTCTTTATAGAATTAAAGGGGGAAAATCTAAAGAAGAATATTAAATGGTAAGTATAGATAATATATTTGGTTTATTTTCACATGATAATGATGATCTATCTGTTGATGGTAAGACTACTTATGATGATCTAAAAATATCTCCTGTATATTATGTTGGAATGTACAAAAAACTTGTACTTAATCATATTAATTTTAATAAAAAGGTACTTACATTTTTTAAAAAATCCAATGGTGAATTTGATATAGATGAAATTAAAGAAGCAGGAGAATTTGTTACATACAGTAGAGCCTGGAGTTATATCAAGGACGTTGACTTAAATGAGGAAGCGCATATAGACGCATTAAAATACTATTCAGACGAATATTTAATTACATCACTTAAACTAGGGATAAGTTATTTTACTCAAACTGAAGAATATGAAAAATGTGCTTTTCTTTTAAAGGTCATAAAGAAATCAAAAAGCTTTGAATCTAAGGTTGGAGACAAAAATATTTAGTCGTACATTGGAGGTACAGGAATTAAGGAAACAGAAATAAAGTGATTAGAGAAATAAGATACAAGGGTACCAGAGGTACCTATATTATCAATTAATAAAAATAAATTATGGCATTACGCAACCCAGAAACAGTATCACGTTTACTAACAAGATTAGTAGGACAATGTAAAAATCTTAAATTAATAGTTAAATCACAACAACCAGTTGAAGAATATCTTAAAAAAATAGACCAAACTGAAGAAATTATTGAACAGTTAACATCTACATTAGAAAGAGAAGGTAACCCGTTAAGAAACGGATAATAAAAATAAAAGTTATGAAATTATCAGCAAAACAAATTCAGGACAATTGGGAAATTTTTCTTAATAATATTGAAGTACATATTACGGGTGATCGTAAAAATCAACTAATTAAATTTTATAAAAAATACGCAGAGCGAATTATGATGATGCCTGCTGCTCATAAAAAAGAATATCATTCAGCATTTCCAGGTGGTTATGTTGATCATGTTAATAGAGTAGTTAGATGTGCTCTTAAACAATCCGGACTTTGGAAAAGTGAGGGTTGTGATATGACTACATTTACAGAAGAAGAATTAGTATTTTCAGCAATTAATCATGATTTAGGAAAAATGGGTGATGCAGATCATGAATCTTATATTCCTCAAACTGATAAGTGGAGAAGAGATAAATTAGGTGAAGATTATATGTTTAATAAAAAATTAGCATTTTCTGCTGTACCAGATAGAGGATTATTTTTACTTCAAGATAATGGTATTAAATATACCTTTAATGAAATGGTAGCTATTCAAACTCATGATGGGTTATATGATTCAGCAAATGATAAATATTTAAAGGGTTATATGCCAGAGCAAAAACCACGTACTTCATTACCTTTTATTCTCCATCAAGCAGATATGATGGCTGCTAGAATTGAATTTGAAGTTGAATGGTTACCTAAATTTAAAAATAGCGTGGATACTAGCAAAAATAATTTTATATTGGACACCAGTAAAAATAAATCAACTAAGTCTAAAGCATTAGGTACTATAAAAAGTGAAGGACTTAAAAATATGTTAGATAATTTATGATAACAACAATAGTAATACTTTCAATAATAGTCGTATGCCTAGCGTTTACGACTATTAATCTACTACGTAAAAATGAAAAACAAGAAGATATTTTATTAGGATATTTAAAATATTTAGATAATATATCAAGAATAATAGAGGTTTCAGATGAAAAAATTAAAAAAATAGATATTAAGGGTTCATTTGAAGGCGATGACGAAGTAGGTTTTTTCTTTAAAAACATAAAACAAATCCAAGAAATTCTTAATGATTTTAATATCAAGAAAATTTAAGAATAAATGGACCATATAATTGAGAAAAATAAAAAAATAAGAAAAGGTAGAGTATACTTTACAAAAGATACAGAAGCTGCTATTGTAAAATATAATAATTCTACAGATAAAGAAGAAAGAAGTGATCTTTATCAAGACCACATTCATTGGCCTTTTTATAAATTAACTCAAAATATAATTCATACCTTTAAATTTTATTATACAGAAGTTGAAAATTTAGAAGATTTACAACATGAATTAATGGTATTTCTTTTAAGTAAAATTCATCTTTTTAATCCTGATAATGGTGCAAAAGCATATTCATATTTTGGAACTATAGTTAAACGTTGGTTAATAGTATATAATACTAAAAATTATGGTAAAAAAATTCAAAATATACAAATTAATGATATAAGTAATTATTCAAATTTAGATCAATTATCACCTGGATTCGTTACTTCTCCAAAAATGGAAGAAGGAATGAATATATTAACAGAAAAAGAATTTGAAGGAGATGACTTAGCATTAAAAGGTTATAAATATGAAGATAAATTATCAGTATTTATTGATCAATTTGTAGATGATGTTACAGAAAGAATATATAAATTATTTCCTAAAGGAAATGATGCTAAAATAGCTGATGCCATTTTAGAATTATTTAGAAAAAGAGATAATATAGATGTATTTAATAAAAAAGCTTTATATATCTACATAAGAGAAATGGTTGATGTAAAAACTCCAAAGATTACAAAAATAGCTAACGTTTTATATAAAATATTTAAGGAAAAATATATGGTTTATTTAGAACATGGTTACTATCCTCCCTCAAAGATTTAATTTAGTGATATTTATAACCAAAAATTATGAGCCAACTAGATTCAATTATATTTGGGGATAAAAAATTTTCTGACATTTTAGAAGAAATTTATAATAACCAAAAGAAAAAATCAGAACAAGTAAATGCTTTAATATCTGAGTTAAAACCCTTAGTTCAAGAAATCGGAGATGCTACTCTTATAGTTCCATTAATAAAAGAATATATGGAAATAGGAGTTAAAAATGATGATGCTTTAATTAAAATGGCTACTATTATTCAAAGGGCAGTTAATACTGTAAATGAAGATGGTGGTTTTGGTATTTCTGAGGAAGAAAAAGAAGCATTATTAGCTGAAATGGATAAACTCCAAATCAAAAAACCAAAAGAGTAAAATGCCAATTAAACCAATATCAGGACTTAGTAGTTTAAATAATACTACAACTCCCTCACAAGGGGGTCTTAATGTTTTTTCAGGTAGAGTTATAGCAACTATGCTTGATGATCAAACTAACTCTAAAGCGTTTAAACAATTTGGAGAATGGAGTTCTATTGGATGTATATTTTTTGATAAGTTAAATCAACCTAACCCTAATACACAATTTACAACAGATAATTTTGCAAGAGCTTTATTTCCAAACCAATCAATCATTCCTCTGGAAAATGAAATTGTATATTTAATTGCCTTACCTAATAGTGATATACAATCTAATGTAAATGAAGTATCATATTATTATTTCCAACCAATTAATATTTGGAATAGTGTACACCATAATGCAATACCAGATCCTATTTTAGGAACTTTATTACCTCCTTCTCAACAACAAGATTATGAACAGACTGAAGGAGGAGCAGTGAGGAGAGTAACTGATGGGGGTACAGAAATAGAATTGGGTGATACTTTTCAAGAAAAATTAAGTATCAGAAATTTACTACCTTATGAAGGTGATAATATATTACAAGGTAGATGGGGTAATACTATTAGATTAGGTTCTACAGTTAAAAATCCGGTAATATCAAATCCTTGGTCGCGTGATGGAGAAGATGGAGATCCTATTATTATATTAAAAAATGGACAACATGAAGAATCAACAGATCCATGGGTACCACAAGTAGAAGATATTAATACAGATAAATCAAGTATATATTTAACTACAACACAAGCCATTCCTATTAATGTAGCAAGTAAAAAATATGATTCTTATTTTTCACAACCAAAATCTACAGATAAATACACAGGTGATCAAGTTATTTTAAACTCCGGAAGATTATTATTTAATTCTAAAGATGATTCTATATTATTATCATCATTTAAAACTATAAATTTAAATTCCAAAGATAGTATTAATTTAGATTCACCAGAAACTATTATACAATCTAAAAAAATATTATTAGGAGATAAATATGCTACAGAACCTGTAATATTAGGAGATAAATTTTTAACAGATTTTAAAGATTTATGTAATAAAATTGTATCATTATCTAATGCTTTAGCAACTCCCATAGGATCAGGTCCACCTTATGCTATTAATGGAGCAATACCAGCCCCAGCAACTCAAACTTTAGCATCTGCTCAAAAAATGATAGGAAGAATAGAACAATATAAGTCAAAAATAAGTAAAAGTAAATAATGGGTTTAGAAAAATTAGTAGTAAAACAAGTAGTAAAAGTCGCCAAAGATACTGGTCGACTCGAAAATACTATAGATACTATGAAGATTAAACTTATGGATAAGGGTATTGAAATTATAGAAAAAACAGGTCTTAATCCTGCTGATTTACCTTTCTCACCTCAAGAATTAATGAGTGGTAATATAGCAGATACATCTAGTTTACTTACTGCTGAAGTAATATGTAATCAACAACCTTTAACTAATAAACAAAAGGCAGATGCTTCTAGAGTAGTAGAAAGTACACTTGCATCTTTAAATAATATAATAGTTGCTAAAAATAGTATATCAGGAGCATTAATTACTATAAAAACCCCATTAAATACTTTAATTTCAACAGGACAAACATTAGGGAGTATTATAAGTACTGTTAAAAGAGCAGTAAAAGTAATAAAAGCAATACCTATACCAACAGCTATAATACCTCCATCAGGTGGGATAGGTGTACCCATAAATGTATTAACAATATTATCAGATTCTTTAGATCAATTAGATAAATTATTAACTTATGGTAAAGGAGTAACTAAAGTAATACCAGAATTAAGTGGAGGTGTTGTAAAAATGATTAATGTCGCTATTAAAGCTTTAAATGATTTAGATAAAGTAATAAATCCTGTTTTTACAACAATGGCTTTTGTTGATGCTATAGTAAAAGTAGGTGATAGTTGTCCTAATTTACCCCAAAATGAAATAAATATTGTAAAAAATAATCTAGCTGATCAACTAGAGGTATCTATAGCTGCTTCCGGAGATTCTTCTAACATAAATGTTAATAATGCAGATAATGCAACATTAATAGAGGCTATGTCACCTAATGCTAAACCTCCCTTAATTTATAAAGGTTTTTATTTAGTACTCGAACAAAACCCAGATAATGAATTTTCATTTCCTGCTAGAAGAATTAAAGCATTTAGAGATTTTACTTTAACAAACCCAGGAGAAGAAGTATATTTAACTAAATTTCAAAACCAAATAACTCAAAAAACATTATATAACTCTCCTAATGGGCTAAATGCAAATGATTATTCTTTTAGTTCTTCAGTTACAGTTTTATATGAAGAAATGGTATATAAAATTGATAACTTTTTACAACAATTAAGATACGGAGTAAGTGCAGATACAGAATTAGAGGAAGGTGATAGAAATGTAGGAGGTGGAAATGTAGGAGGTGGAAATGAAGATCCATTTGGTCCAAACGGTGAAAATAATTTAAATCCTTATGTTTTAAATGGTCCTAATATAGTTACTCCTGTAGATGAATTTACAGGTGACCAAGTATCAGGAACCATAGTAGTTAATGAACCTATTAGGGTACAAATGACAACTAATGGTGGGATTAAATCAATGAATTATACCAATACTATAATTACCTTCCAAAAAGGAAATAAACCTATGAATACTCAATTAAGTCGGGAAGCATACGTTACAAGAGGTAATGTTCTTCCATCACCCCCTTCAATATTAACAGAAAAAGGCATATGGAATTATACTATGACAATAGTAGAAAATCTTGGAAATAATGGTAATCAGTCTAACTTTCAAATAATGCCTATTTTACCTGAAGGAGGTGATAATAGTGGAGGCGGAGGTGGAGCAAATGCAGGAAATGATACTGTAATTATAGATAGTGACGATAGTTCCAATACTTTACTATAAAAAGTTTAATAACGTAATATTTATAAATAAAATGAAGACATCAGCACTAAAATCTATTATTAAAGAAGCAGTAAGAGAAGCAATTCAAGAAGAATTGAAAGAAATTTTACTGGAAGCTGTTAAGACTCCACAAGTTATAACACAAGTACCAGTAAATGAAAATAAAATACAAACACCATCAAATATTACACAAACTCCTACTATGTCTTCTGTAGATAAAAAAGAAGCTTATAAAAATATATTAGGAGAAATGAATAATGGGGGTGCTTATAATTCACAATATGCTCAGAGTTTTAAACCTGATACAAGTATGGATGCAGCAAATGGTACACTACCTGCTGGAGAAGTTGATATGAGTCAAATAATGGGATTAATGGATAAAAAATAATGGCAAGAATTATACAAAGTAAATGGCCTATAGATCTACAAAAAAGTAGAGCAATTGGTTTTGGTTTTCCATTAAATGGGGATGCTGTCTTTGTACCTACATATTTTACTAGAGATCAAATAAAAGCAAATATGGTTAATTATTTATTAACCAATAAAGGAGAAAGAGTATTTAGACCTAATTTTGGTGCGGATTTACGAAATTTATTATTTGAAAATATATTAGATATAACAAATGAAGATTTAAGAGATACTATTCAAAATGATATAACACAATTTTTTCCTAGTGTAGAAATAAAAGAAATTCAATTCAATAATGAGCCAGATGAAAATACAGTTAATTTTACATTAGTATATCAAATTGCAAATTTTGGAGTAGAAGATAGTATAAACATATTATTACAATAATGAGCAAATTAAATAGAGATATAAGATATATTGATAGAGATTTTAATACTCTTAGGGATAACCTAATTCAATATTCAAGAACGTATTTTCCAGATACATATAATGATTTTACAGAAACATCAACAGGTATGTTATTTATGGAAATGGCAGCTTATGTTGGAGATGTTTTATCTTTTTATTTAGATAATCAAATACAAGAAACATTTATACAAAAAGCTAGACAAACAGATAATTTATTTGCTATGGCTTATTCTTTAGGTTATATACCTAAAGTTACTACTGTTGCTGCAGTTGATTTAGATTTTTATCAACAATTACCAGCTAAATTAGAAAATGGTGCTTATGTACCTGATTATGATTATGCCTTAGTTATACCTGAAAATACTCAAGTTGTATCTAATGTAAATTCTCAAATGAAATTTTTAATAGAGGATGCTGTAGATTTTCAATCATCTAGTTCTTTAGATCCAACTGAAGCATCAGTATACCAAATATCAGGAATTAACCCAACATATTATTTATTAAAAAAATCAAGAAAAGCAATATCAGCTACAATTAATACACAAACGTTTGTATTTAATAATTCAATTAAATTTGATACTAGAAATATTAATGCATCTAATATTATAGGCATATTAGACGTGATAGATTCTGATGGCAATATTTGGTATGAAGTGCCTAATTTAGCGCAAGAAAACGTGTTTAATTCGATTAGAAACACAAATGTAAATGACCCCAATTACTCAGTAGATACAGAGGTACCATATTTATTAGAATTAAAACCAGTACAAAGAAGATTTGCATCACGGTTTTTAAATGAAAATATTTTACAATTACAATTTGGTGCTGGGAGTACTAGATTTATAGATGAAGAAATTATACCCAATCCAGATAATGTTGGATTAGGGTTACCTTTTGAAAAAACAAAACTAACAACTGCATTTTCTCCATTAAATTTTGTTTATACAAATACCTATGGTATAGCTCCTTATAATACTACTTTAACAGTAAGATTTTTAACAGGAGGTGGAGCTCAATCTAATGTAGAAGCAGGTACATTAACAGCTGTAGATGAAACAAATGTAACATTTATAAATCCTGATTTGTCAAATACTACTTTAGCTAATCAAATATTTAATTCTGTTGCTGCTAATAATGTAAAAGCAGCTGATGGAGGAATGGATGGAGATACAGTTGAAGAGTTAAGACAAAACGCACTAGGTAATTTTCAAAACCAATTAAGAACAGTAACAGCCCAAGATTATTTAATAAGAGCATTATCCATGCCTGCTAATTTAGGAGTAGTAGCAAAAGCTCATGTTCAACCTAATAAAGTAGGAGAATATGAAGCCGGAACACTTCCATCTGTTTTAGATTTATATGTTTTAACATATGATATAAATAAAAAATTAAGAACAGCATCTGATATTTTAAAAAGAAATCTACAAACTTATTTAGCAGAATATAGAATGATAAATGATTCTATTAAAATTAAAGATGCATATATAATTAATATAGGTGTTGATTTTGATATAATAGTATTACCTAACTTTAATAACTCAGAAACAATAACTAAATGTATAAATTCATTAACATCTTATTTTGATATTGATAAATGGCAAATTAACGAACCTATTATGATGAAAGATCTTTCTATTTTATTAGATAAAGTTGAAGGAGTACAAACAGTAAAAGAAGTAACAATTAAGAACTTATCAGGAGAAAGTTTAGGATATAGTAAATATTCATATGATGTACAAGGATCAAATTTAGATAATGTAGTTTATCCATCAATTGATCCTATGGTTTTTGAAATTAAAAATCCAACTCAAGATATTAGAGGTAGAGTATCACCATTATAAAATTAAACTATGGCAAAAAGACTAGGATACGCATGTATAAATATGACTCTTGGCGAAGAAGGAATATCATGCAACAGAACAATGATACGCAAAACATTTGATGCAAAAGGTATAGAATACGCATCAGAACTAATCGTTAGTAATATGAAAAGTCTATTACAACTAATCCATTG